GGGATATACATGTTATTAACGTCATTAGAGCGAATTCGAATGTTAAGTGATGAATTTACTTCAATCGCTGATGAACGGCTTACTATGTACATTGAGGATGCTTCACTCGAGGTGTCCTCTTTAAATGTGCCAGAACAATATCAGGAGCGATTAACGCGGTATTTAGCTGCCCATTTAGCTATTTTAAGCATTACTAAAGACCAAACGGTTATTCGTGAAAAGGTGGATGTTATCGAACGTCAATACAGTGATCCAAGTAAAAACATCGGACTATTAGCTTCAAAATACGGCCAAGAATACCAACGTATTTTAGAAGAGCTAGAAGAACAAATAAAACCAAAGAAGTCTATTAATTTGGTGGTGTTGTAATGTCTAACGTTCGAATTAGGGGAACAAATCGAATACCACAGCTTATTAGCGCATTACGCGAACTAAGTGAATACGGAATTGAAGTAGGTCTTGTTGGTAGTGATGATTCTGAATACATCATGATTGCCAGTGTACACGAATTTGGCATTACAATTCGTAAAAAGAAAGGCTCAATTAATATTCCTGAACGTTCCTTTTTACGGTCAACGTTTGATGAGAAAAGTGGTAAATGGTTTGATTTCGTTAATAAGCAAATTCCGAAGCTGTTAAACGGTAGCATGAATGCTCGTACTATTTGCGAAAGACTTGGCGCTAAGATGGTTGGTGATGTTCAGAAGAAATTAACTGAATTAAGTGATCCGGCAAATGCTCCGTCTACGATTGCACAAAAAGGTTCAAGTAATCCTTTGATTGACACAGGTGGATTAAGAGCCCGCATTACTTATAAGGTGGTGAGAAAATAATGCCTGAAAAAATGCTGTTTAGCTCGGTTATCGAGTCTCAAGGTGTACCATTTATTGCTCATATTACAGGTGAAAGTGGCTATGAAGATGGGGAATGGGTTGAGGGAAAAGAAGAACCAAAAGGTATGACAGGTATTATTCTCCCGCTAAGTAATGACGACTTAAAATATCTTGAAAACGGTAAGTACACCGAGAAAGAAAAGAAATTGTTAACAGTGGACCAGATACCTGAAGGAACCAAGATAGAATACAAGGGCCAACTATTTACTGTTCAAGCATTCAAGGATTACTCAGATTACACTGACGTTAACATCTACTTGATGAGGTGGCGAGCTAAATGAATTTAGTTAAATCAATTCGAAAACAACTCGCAACCGATATGGCTATTACGATTATTAGGTCAGACCAACTAGGTGATATTCCTGATTTACCCTACGCTACATACAAGGTGATAAGTGACGGAAAAGGTGTAGGGCAAGAAGATGTTTCGCATGTTGACAACGTTGCTGCATTAGTCGAAACGCGAAAGCAGGAACGAAATACAACCTTATCAATTAATATTTATGGAACTTCGCATGATAACGCCTATGAAGTAGCTACACAGCTTCGTAAGTGGTTTGAGTGGCGAGGTTCTTTGTTTTTAGATGAGATAAATGTTGCTGTAGTCAATCTTACTGATGTAACCAACCGTACAACGTTTTTGTTAGAATCCTATGATGAAAAATGGGGCTTTGATGCAATTATTCGATACCAAGAAATTGATGAACACGAAATAGACTACTTCGACAAAGTGGAAGTAGAAATGAAATTAGGAAGGTGATTAAATGCGCTATGTTGACGTGCAAATTTCAAGGGAAACAAAGCCGATTTCAGAAAAGGGCTTTGGATTACCTTTGTTACTAGCAACAAGTAAGGAACTAGATTACAAGGAATATACCGGCATCGAGGATGTAGCTGCTGATTTTAACGTAAGCACCAAAGAATATAAAATACTTTCTCGTATGTTTGGACAGTCTCTAAGACCTGCTCAAATAGCTGTGTACGGAATTGTTTATAATTCAGCGTCTGATGATGTGGCAACACTTGCTACAAAGCTAAATGAATTAATTAAAACACATAACGATTTTTATTATCTTGTCAGTTCTGAGCAAGGTGATAAGGAAATTACAGCACTTGCAGAATGGACTAATACGCAGGATAAACTTTATGGAGTCACGA